AGCATACCATTGATGATGTCGAATGGCCCGTTTTTATAAAATCCTGTAGCCTTATTTTGAGCCTTCGTCCCATCTGTTAGAGCATCAGACATCTTTGTCGCGAGGCTCTCTCCGATCTCATAGACAGCATCTCGCCCTTCGCCAGTATGATCCGTCAGAATATCGTCCGGGCTCCACGGCCTGTAGTCAGCCTTGGTCGAGTCCTCGTCCATCTCGCTCCATCTCATGACGTCTCCGTCATAGTCGAATGCGACCGGAACCCACGTGCATCTGCATCTCGGATGAATCGGGAATGCGGGATGATCATTGATGGGGAACTTCACGCCATCGAGCGGTCCGCATACGCCGCATCGCCTCTCATCATCGACAGTCAGAGCCTCGACGATCCCGACCTCATCCTCCTCGTATCGATCAAGGACTCCGTCGTTCACGGCCTTCATCGTCTCGGTCCTGACTATGGTCTGCGCCTGAGTCTTCCCGGCATCGCTGATCTTCTTGATCTGACTGATCATCTCGCCCTGAGTGATCTCATTGACTACTCCGTCTGATATCACTCGGCGAACGTCTTTGGAGAGCTTGGCGGACATGCCCTTGAACTCGTCATCGAACCGGTCGATCCGGATCTTGAGTTTCTTCCACTCCTTCTGACGCTCCTCGATCTTCGCTCCCAGAGCGACCGCACCGAATGCCCGGCCAGACGTGTATCCGCTCGTGGCGGTCTCCTCGGCCATGTAGCTGAGGTCATCCGCGATATCATCGAAGTGGAGATCGCTCGATCTCTTCATGGTCTCGAGGATATCGAAGGATATCCCGGACGGAATGTATGCGTGCACCCTCGCCGGATCCTTGATGTCCTTCTCGATATTCTTGAATACTCCATCGAGGAGCTTCGCGACATTCTTCTCCTCCTTCTCGATGAGCTTGAGTGACCGCGTGGGATCTTTGAGGAAGTCCTTGGAGAATGCCTTACTCGGCATCCTGAATCCCCAGAGCCTTGTGGACGAGGTTCCTCTGCTGGCTTGAGTTCAGCATCGCATACGGATCGAGCCTGTCGATCCCGGCTACCTTTGTCAGCAGCTCAGCCTGTTTCATCCCGAGTTCCTGTGCGGTCCCGTTGATGACTCCGAACTCGGCCACCAGTATGTCCTGCTCCTCCGGAGTGAGGTCGCCAATCTCGATGCCGCACCGGGAGAGCACCTCGCGCCTCTCGTTCATACTCATCGATTTGGTCTCGAATCCCGCACGGACTACACTGATCCACGCCTCGATCTTGTCTGCCTGTGGTTCAGGAATATCGACTACGATGCTGTGACCGGCCCATCCATTTGCCTCGATATACGGATCGAGGAGCCTCTCGAACCCAAATTCGAGCCACGCCTGCTGGCCCTGTATGTAAGCCATGTAGAGGTCATACTCCGGACCGGCTGATCCCCCGATCAGTGTGCCGTCCTTCGAGATCGCGCTGGCTGGAGAGAAGTATCCGCCCAGCAGCTGATCGAGCATCGAGATGGTCTCGAGCGCTGTCGATGTCTCGGTGATCCCGACATTGACGATCTCCATGTTCTGCCTCAGCTGGTATGCGACTCCTCTCGAGATATTCTGGATGATCCTCTTGGCGTAGTCCTTGTCATCTCCCTGAGGATTGGTCACTTTGATGAAGAACAGCCCCCCGGCTCCTATCCGGTTATTCTGCTGCATCTGACCGGTCCACGCGAAGTTCAGCATAGTCACCACTGGTATAGCAGGGAGGATCAGTGGCTTCCCTCCGAGAAGTCCGATCCGGACTGGATCCGTCATCATGACTACATTCTCGACCTTTTTGACATTCCCATTAGTCTGTGTCTGCCAGAATTCCATCTCCTCATCCTCGTTCAGGCAGATCCCCGGTAGAATTGGGTTCCTCACTGCGGTCATGGACGCCCCCGGTCTCGAGAACGTCTCGCTGGGGAGATGTCTTAGCGTAATCAGCTTGTACTCACTACCTTCCCAGTCCCATACCGGATTGAACAAGACAGGCCCCCACGTGGCTGACTCTCTCCACGCTATTTGCCCATTGAACCAGAGGTCTACTCCCTGAGACTTGCACATCGTAGTCAATTTGGCTGTCAGTTCTTCAGATACCTCTCCGTTCTCATCCAGCCCACGGACCGCGAATCCCTTCTTATCCCGGAAAATGATCCGCTGCTGCTTGTCCAGTGCTCCAGCGAGATAGATATTATCGAGATATTTCTTGATCCGATCCGCATCTATCTGCGGCTGTTCAAATGTCTGACCATATGAGGAGACGTATAACGTTCCCTCGCTTTCCGTTCTTACTCTTTCTCCTGCCATGTTACCTCACAATCCCGGAATGTCCCCGGACCACTCTCGAGTCCGGCCCGATCCGCGACTCGATTTCATTTGCTCTCCCAGTGCGTCGTCGATCGTCGCCGTGTCTCCTCTCCAGAAATCTCCGAGTGTAAGCGCGTTATATGCACCTGAAAGGCAGTCAACCTGATCATCGTGACTCCCGTTCGGGAATGTCGTGATCTCCGCGAGGAACTCGTGCACCCACGGACCACGAATGACTTTGATCAGCCCAGACTCAGCTGCAGCGGCCACCAGTCGAGCACGCTCTGGCTTCGTCCCCTCGCTCCTCTTTTCTCTGACTTCATAACCCCTTAAGACTCTTCGCTTGAAGTGATCTATGGTTATGACACCAGATGATCCCGGCTCCTGCTCTATCTGTATCCCGACCGTCGGCCCATCTACACTAGCGTTTTGCTTTACTCTCGCCTCGGTCTTCGCTGGACCTAACTGGAATCTATCGACATTGGCTATGTAATAGTACCCATCCTGCTCGCCCAGCAAAAGACCTGCTGTCCAGTCTCCTCCGTCCAGAGTAGCAGCGAGATCCCAATGCCTTACGAAATTCAGTCTCCCCGGAGGAAGTCTATCGATGATCTCGAACCACTCCCGTTTGAATATCCCGCCCTCGAGTGGTGCTGGCCTCTGCTGATACAATCCAGCGAACCAGTATGGCCCGACTGTCCTGCGAATCATCGATAGTTTATCCAGCCCGAATCGCGACGGCCACAGAGCCTCTCCCGGCTTCCTTCCCATCTGGTCATTCTCCTCGGCGATAGATGGCAGTGACAGCACTTCCCATTTTTCTCCGCCTTCCTCCATCTCGTGGAGTAATTTGCCAGCGAGATCCTCTTCATGCCAGCGAGTCATGACGAGCAGGATCCCCGCACCCGGTTCGAGTCGGGTATACATGGTCGATTTATACCAGTCCCACTGCATCTCGCGATTGGTCTTCGACGCAGCCATCTGAGAGTTCTTAATCGGATCATCGATGATCGCTATATCAGCGCCCTTACCTGTGAGAGCACCTCCGATACCGGCTGTCTGCATACTACCCTTGTGCCCGAGTATGCTCCACCTCGATGTGGCAGTGCTCTCCGGATCCACCTCTACAGGCTCAGGGAATATCCCTCCGAACTCCTTGATAAGATTCCTTGCACGACGACCCCACTGAGCAGCGAAGTCAGCCTCATATGATGATAACAAGATTCGCTTATCCGGGAACATTCCGAGGAACCACGCAGGGAGATTAGCAGAGATCAGCTCGCTCTTTCCGTGCCTCGGAGGCATGCTTATAATAGCTCGTGAGCACTTTCCCTCGGCCATCCTCACTAAGAGATCATTGACGAGCATCAGGTGCTTTGCTGACTTCCACTTCCCGTCGGATGCTATGATCGCGAACCCAGCAGGACTCGATTGAGCGAGAGCACGTTCAGCTGGACTACCACTCTTCTCGATCACTGACCATCACCCCGAGCACATCGCGAGCACGTCTGATAACATCCCCGTCACTTAGCGTAGTGACTTTACCCTCGATCGCTACATTCTCCGTCGATTGCCCCATCTCGAGCCTCTGGATCTTAATCGACACCTCGATCAGCTTCGCAACCTCCATCGGAGTGAGCTGAGGAGATCTCCCGATCTCGATATCGGATAGCCATCTCTTCAGCTGAGCCTCGGCTACGTCCTGCATCTTGTCGGCCAGAGCCATACGACGATCGACCACTGTGGTCCTTTTATCAGCGTATGCTATCTCCATTTCAGCCTGTATCTGAGCATCGAACCCATTGACTCGCTCTTTCCAGTCGTACTTCTTGAACCATGTACGAATAGTCCCCTCCTTCGCTTTGATCGCAGGATTCTCGGCCACTCTCCTTATGGTCCTCTCGCACGGTCCAAGATTCTTATAGACAGTGAAAGCTGCCCACGATGCATCCGTATCTCTGTCCTGTCTGTCCCATGCATTAGACATGGTAATTATCTCTCGAGCTCATACACGATCTGCTTTTTCGACTTTACTCCAAGCACTTTGCATGCCATATCTACCTCCGACACTCTTTCTGGAGCGACTGTCAGACTCCCGGTCGATATTAGTTCATCTACGAGATCATCAGCAGATCTCCCGAATAACTGGTTGATCTCTCTCTGAGCACGGAACCCGTGATAATACAGAGTGTTGT